GAGGATATAAAGATGACGCTGAAGAATGGTTAATAAATGACAAAGAAGATTTTGAAGCGGTATGTGATTACGCATATTTAGATCCAGATAAAACAAGAGATGAATTTTATTATATAATGGGGGTAGCTAATGACAGACGTAAAAAGTATGGAGGAACTGGCGAGAAAGATGAAAGCAAAAGAAGAGAATGATCCAGTAAATTTCCCTTCACACTATAACAAAGGAGGCATTGGTTGCATAGATGCGATTAAGTCTTGCCAAGGTGATGGGTTTAAATTTTATTTACAAGGATCAATATTAAAATATATTTGGAGATACGAACACAAGAGCAAACCAATTCAAGATCTAGAAAAAGCTAAATGGTTTATAGATAAATTGATTGCTACTGTACAGGAGGAACAAGATGCGAATAATAAAGAATACGGAGATCTCACAGACATCACTGTCTAAAGAACAAACCTTGTGGGTTTACTGTGGATTAGATTGCACATTGACACATGAGATATGGACTAAGATAGAAAAAGATCTCGGTAGAAATGACCACGATTATAGAAAGACATATCAGTTTGAACTAGATATGCTTAAGCCAGCTATGCACATGATGTTGCGTGGGTTAAAGGTTGATGAGAAAACTGTAGGCAGACTCAAAGCCCCCCTTGTCTCATCACGTGTTAAGCTTGAGCGGATGCTACACCTATTTGCTAATGCAGTATGGGACAGAGATCTTAATCACAACAGTCCTACACAATTAAAAAGTTTTTTATATGAGTGGTTAGGTCTGCCCGAAGTTATTTCTTATGTTAAAGGTAAACAAAAAGTATCAACAGATAAAGAAGCACTTGAGCATTTGATACAAGAGTATCCTAGAGCAAGGCCTTTCTGTAGAACCATCTTGGCTTTACGTGATATTGATAAGCAATTAAATATTTTAAATGCGAAGCGAGATGGAGATGGTAGGATGCGCTGTTCTTTTAAAGTAGCAGGAACTGAGACAGGTAGGTGGGCAAGTTCTGAAAGTCCTTGGGGAACAGGAACTAACCTACAAAATATTACAAAAGATATGCGCGAAATATTTGTACCAGATGGGGACAATGTATTATTTTACGCAGACCTTGAGCAAGCTGAGTCAAGGGTTACTGCATATGTTGCAGGTGATCAAGGATATATAAATGCTTGCGAAGGGGAAGACTTACACACACAAGTAGTTAAGATGGTGTGGCCAAATATGGGGTGGTCATCTGACCGTGCACAGAATAGAGAGTTAGCGGATCGTCCTTATATTGGCCACTTTAGTTACAGAGATATGTGTAAAAGAGCAGGGCATGGAACTAACTATGGGCTGTCTGCTACATCTTTAGGCAGGCATCTTAAAATTAAATTGTCTCATGCAACACGGTTTCAATTACTTTACTACGGAGGAGTAATTGCTTTGGCATCTTTAGAAAGATGGCATAAACAAGACAGAGAGGGAGGCTTCCAAGAACTGATTGATGGGGGCACGGTTCTAGGGTCAGGCCCTTCCTCTCTCGTTCGTATCGAAGGGGCATTCCCTGGAATCCGAAAGTGGCACAATGCTATTGCTGCTGAACTTAAAGAAAGCAGTTCGTTGACTACTCCATTAGGTCGTCGCAGACAATTTTGGGGACGCATAGAAGACGGCACTACTTTGAGGAAGGCAATTGCATACGTGCCACAATCTACTATAGGTGATCTTTTAAATCTAGGTTTGTATAGAGTCTGGAATGAATTGAAAGAAGACGGAGTAGATATACTTGGGCAAGTACACGATGCTATATTGGGGCAGTTCCCTAAAGATAAAGCTGATGTGATTGTTCCTAAAATTTTAAACTGTATGAAGAATCCTATGGAAGTTAATGGTAGACAAATGATTATACCATCTGATTGTGAGATAGGACCTAACTGGAAGGACATGAAGAAGTATGTCAAAAACTAATGTAATAAAATTTGTAACTGATGATGCATATATCCATGACTATAGACCTATGGCACCTAGCCTTAAATATGCGCCCGAATGGTGGAAGAAACTACCCAGACATTTTGTTTCACAAGATGAAGCCCATCCAGTTGTGAACCCTAGTATGAAAGGGTGCCCTGGTTTTATTGACTTATATAAAAATTCTTTTGCGTTACCTGTGGATTGTGAAATTGAATTATCAGAATTTATACTTGATGATAATAAAGTAGCCTTAAGATGGTGGCCAGAACATGCTGGCAGCATTCATCCCGATGTTCAAACAGGAAATGCTTTCAGTGATCGCTATCATCATTTTAAAGTAAGTTGTAGGTATAGTTTTGCAACTGAAGGTTCTGACAATTTTTTAATTACTAATAATTTTTGGGGAGACAGATTAAACATTCATGTATTAAATGGAGTTATGCCATCAACTAAAAATGCTTTACCTTTAAGAATTAATATGTACATACCCAAAGGCTTTGGTTATTTAAAGTTTAATTACGGCGATATAATTGCTCATGCGATTCCTCTATCAGGTAAAAAATATGTCGTTGAAAAGAAACTTATGATGGGTGATGAGTATGTAAAATATCATAGGTATCATCAAGTACTTGCGAGAACACGTCTTGATGCAACAAAGATAAGGAGGGAAATATCAGATGATACTGCTTGATGATGTTATTCAAGAAGAAGCCAGATTGAATTTAGTAAATAGCTTATCTTATAAAACTATGCCAGATTATAATTGGTGGGATGGATGGTGGAGGATTGCTCCAAGAAATTATGTAGAGCAAACTCTTTATTCGTTATGGGGACCATACGTGCATTCTGATAATTATCCTGCAGGCATAGAGTATTGGTCAAGAAAATTAACTGCACCTGATCCTGGTTTAGCTTGGCATCAAGACACTAATGAAAAAGAATTTAGTACAGATAATTACCAAATTGCAGGGGCTAGTATGGTTTATTATACAATGGTAGAAGATTTAATGGGTGGTAATTTAGAATTGTATCCCTTTGATGATAGAGAAAAAGGGAATACTAGATCATCTATTCGCGATTACTTGGAGCTAGGCGCAGAAGAAAGTTTTAAAGAAACAATTAGATGTGTACAAAATAGGATGATAATATATGACTCAGCCAGATTGCATAGAGTATCATATGTACACGCAGGAGTCAGAGAGAACTTGGCTTCTAGTATTTGGTTTGAGAAACCATCTGTATTTCACAAACATGAGAATTATGACAGAGATTGGAAACCACAAAAATGGGAGGTAAAAAATGAAGCAAATATATATCAACAACGATGAGCAGACTTTTACTGTTGATGAAGGAGACGTAGTAAACACGTGCCATGCAGTAGAGATTGAAGGGCCTTGTAAAATGCAATACAAGGATGGAAAGATTTTGGTAGAGACAAAGGCTAAAGTTTATAAGTTAGTTAATATACCTAAAGAAAACCTTGATTTTAAAAAGATTGGTGATATAATAGATATTTCAAACGATGAGTAGAAATTACAGAGATTTTTCTGAGGCATGTATGGATGCTATAAAGGATAGCCCCATACCTCAGCCTTTTGCTAGATGGAGTGCACTGAGTGCAGTCGCTGGCGCTATGGGCAGGAGAGTATGGTATCCTATGGCTAACTATGATATTAGAACTAACTTGTTTGTAGTATTGATTGCCCCTCCTGGAAGAAATAAATCTGTAAGTTTAATCTTACCATTCAGCAGGGTGTTCACTAAGTTAACTACACCAGTTGGCACAAGTGAAGATGACCAAAACTTTAACTCTGGATTAGATCAGTATGGCTTACGTAAATATCCTTTATACTCTATACAAGATAGAATTACACCAGAAAAACTTGCAGTAGACATGACAAAGGTAACAAGACTTGACCTAAGAATAGCAACTCCTGCGGCGGATGAGTTCTATGATTCATCTATGACCTTAGTTACGTCAGAGTTTGGTACCTTTATGAGTAGGCATGAACGTTACTTGCAGATGTTCTTAACAGATATGTGGGATTCTAAAATGGAATACAGTCACAAGACTAAGACAGCAGGTGAATATATAATTAAAGGACCGTGTCTTAATTGGTTGGCTTGTGCTACACCAGAACAATTTGTAGATAACTTACCAGAAGATGCAAGGTCTCAGGGGTTACTCTCTCGTATGATACCTGTTTACTATGATGGTGAAAGGATACCGCAGAGCTTGTTACAAAAAAGAATAAGCGATAATACTGTAAACAATTTAGTCCATGATCTTGCTGATATAGCAAAGATGTATGGCCCTATGTCTTTTGATAAGGATGCTTTTGATTATGTAGAACAAGATATACATGACGGCATACCGCCAGAACCTAAAGACAATCACCTATCTGAGTATGTTCAACGTAGAGTATCTCACTTTATTAAGATTGCTATGGCTGTCTCTGCTTCAAGGAGGGGCACCAGAAAGATAATGAGAGAAGACTGGGATACTACTAAAGAGATAATGTTTGAAGCTGAGGCTTCTATGCCTAAAGCTTTAGAAGGATTTGGCATGGGCAGGACAGGACGTATAGCACATGACATGGTTACATGGCTACATGGTACACTATTTAATAATGGCCGAACTCATATGCTTCTTAAGCTATTTAAAAGAGAACTGTTAAGAAAGGTTCCTAACCCTGGAGAACTAGAGCAAACTATTAAAGCCATGGAAGATTCTGGTTACATAAAGGTAGAAGGTAACATAGTTTTTCCTGTGGAAAAGAAATATAAATCTGGACAGTTAAAATGAAAAATGATATAATACGAGTTCACCTAAATAAGAAAGGACTAACATGAGCAATACACTTCCAACTGAGTACCAACAATTTATACATACATCTAGATATGCTAGATATATGGACGAGGAAAATAGAAGAGAGACTTGGGAAGAAACAGTTAGTCGTTACTTTGATTATATTCAAAATCATTTGAAGAATAATTTTAAATACAATTTAGATAGTAGTTTGCGGCATGAACTGGAGAATGCTGTACTATCTACAGAAGTGATGCCATCTATGCGTGCACTGATGACAGCAGGACAAGCGTTAGATAAAGAACATGTAGCAGGATATAACTGTAGTTATATTCCTATAGATAATGTACGAGCATTTGATGAGTTGATGTACATACTAATGTGCGGAACAGGTGTTGGGTTTTCTGTTGAAAGAAATTTTGTACAACAGTTGCCCCCAGTTCATGAGACCATGGAAGAAAGTGATACAGTTATTGTTGTTCAAGATAGTAAGACAGGGTGGGCAAAAGCTTTCAAAGAATTACTAGCAATGTTATACGGCGGACAGATACCGAAGATTGATATAACTAAAGTAAGACCAGCAGGTGCTAGATTAAAAACATTTGGAGGCAGAGCTAGTGGTCCACAACCTTTAGTAAATCTTTTTGACTTTGCTATTACCATGTTTAAAAATGCAACTGGCAGAAGATTAGATGCAATAGAATGTCATGATCTTGTTTGTAAGATTGGTGAGGTCGTTGTTGTAGGAGGAGTAAGACGTAGTGCTTTACTATCTCTTAGTAATATACAAGATGACAGAATGAGAAAGGCCAAGAGTGGACAGTGGTGGAACACAGAACCTCAAAGAGCATTGGCTAATAACTCAGCATGTTATACTAGAACACCCGACATAGGTTTGTTTATGCATGAATGGAAAAGTTTATTTGATAGTAAGTCTGGTGAGCGTGGAATATTTAACAGGAAATCTGCTAAAGATAAAGCTGCGGAAAACGGCAGAAGAGATAGTGATTTTGATTTCGGAACTAACCCTTGCTCTGAAATAATACTAAGGCCTTATCAATTTTGCAATCTTACTGAAGTAGTAGTAAGAGGGGCAGACACTCCTTCATCTTTGAAAGCAAAGGTTAGGCTGGCTACTATACTTGGAACATTTCAATCGACCCTTACTGACTTTAAATATTTACGTAAAATATGGAAAGATAATACCGAAGAAGAAAGATTACTTGGAGTATCCTTGACAGGCATAATGGATAATCACTATACAAATTTACCTACTGCGGACTTTCTTAAAAAGCTAAAGGCAACTGCTGTAGAGGTTAACAAAGAGTTAGCGAAAACTTTAAAGATACCACAGTCTACCGCCATAACTTGCGTAAAGCCTTCAGGAACTGTCAGTCAGTTAGTGGATAGTGCATCAGGTATTCACACAAGACATAGTCCATACTACATAAGAACAGTTAGGTGTGATACGAAAGATCCATTGACTTCATTCATGATTGAAAAAGGATTTCCTAATGAACCAGATGTTACTAATCCCACATCAGTCACCGTGTTTTCTTTTCCAATTAAATCACCAGACCGTGCTGTCTGTAGAAATGATGTAGGTGCTATACAACAACTAGAGATTTGGTTGTTATATCAGAAGCATTGGTGTGAGCACAAACCTTCTGTTACTATATCAGTAAAGGATCACGAGTGGATGGATGTAGGAGCATGGGTTTATAAAAACTTTGACCATGTGGCGGGAATAAGTTTCTTGCCTTATGCTGATCACGTATATCAGCAAGCACCCTACCAAGATTGTGATAAAAAACAATACGAAAATTTATTAAAACAAATGCCAAATGGTGTGGATTTTTCTGCATTTGTTGAGGATAAAGATAATACCACAGGTTCACAAGAGCTGGCCTGTACAGGTGGTGTCTGCGAATTAGTAGACGTTACAGGAAATTAGCCCTTGACAATTACCCCTTGCTCGTGGTATAATACGAATTAAGGGGGGCACAAGGGGCGAATTAATTTAGGTTAGTTTGCCCCTAGCTTTTTATAGGAGAGAGAATATGAAATATCACCCAGACTATCCGTTAAAACTTAGCCCTGCTAAGAAACATACTCAAAAAGAAATAGATAAGTTAAAGAAGCAAGAGACTGAAGCAGCGGCTCAAGCTTATAAAGTATCTAGAAAGCTAGGTAAAAGAGATAAGAATCATGCAGAAGCTTATGGAGATTACCTACATCATAAAGCTAATCTTGCTGAGTTGAGAAGGTATGAGAGGACAGGTGAGTGGTCCAACAACATGGTTCCTGGAACTGATCAACAAGTATTTTATAGAGTGGTAGCTGAAGCTTATGACAACAAGGGCAAATTAAAAAGTGCGCCTCAAGGGTCAATAGTGGATAGCTTTGGTAGAATTGTAAACAATGGAGATGTATCAAATGGGTATAGAAAATAAAAATTTAGAAGCAATTAATGCTTTAGTTGTAGCTAAAGGTAACAAAGCAGAAGCAGCTAAAACTTTAGGTATACCTAGAACTACCTTGATTGG